TCAGCGGTTGATGCATCACAAAATATTGATGGTATGTTTGATGCATTGCTAGATGAAAATGATAATAGCGCAATTTCATTGAAAGAATGCTATCGCCAAGTGACAGGGGACGTCATGGTAACGGGTGATTTGCGTAATTGCAATATGGCTAGAATGCGGGAATGTGCGGGGGTTCGGGTTGCAGAAGGTATTACGAGTTCAACCTTTGCAAATGTTTTAGGTGATGCGATTAATCGCCGTTTATATAAAATTCAAGAAACTCCCGCTGCTCGCTATGATATTTGGCGCGATCTTGTTCGTATTGTTCCCAAAACAGATTTTGAAACCAACAAGTTGACTCAATATGGGGGTTATGGGGATTTACCCATTGTTCCAGAAAGTGGTTCATATGCTCCATTGTCAACGCCAACGGATAAAAAAGAAGAATATTCACTTGCCAAGCGTGGTGGCATAGAAACCGTCACTATGGAAGCCATTCGGCGCGATGATGTTGGTCTAATCATGAATATTCCAGATAAATTGAATATGACATCACAACGAACATTAGGCAAATTTGTATTAGATTTAATTGCCACTAATCCATTGATGGCGGATGGCAATAATGTATTCCATGCGGCTCATAATAATCTTGGGACGGCCGCTTTATCGACTGCCAGCTTATCAGCAGCACGATTGGCAATGATGCAGCAGGTTGATATTAGTTCGGGTGAACGTTTAGGTATTCCGCCAATGCATCTTTGGCTACCCTCTGAATTAGAAGAAGTTGCTTTTGATTTATTTCGCCGTGCAACGGATAATGATGACACTTTCTCTCAATCTATGAGATTACAAGTTCACCCTGTTTGGTATTGGTCAGATGTCAACGATTGGGCAGTTACGGCTGATCCCAGAGAAACCGCTGTTATTGAATTAGGGTTTTTAGATGGTCAGCAAGACGCCAGTATCTTTTTGCAAGACAATCCAACCTCTGGATCTGTATTTAGTAATGATGTTTTAACTTACAAAATCCGTCATGCATATGGTGCAAACTGGATTGACCATCGTGGCGCTTACAAGTCATCAGTTGTTTAATCCATGTTGCTATCTGAATACATTCAACAAATCTCTAATCTAGTTCGAGATGACAGCGACCTGATTAATGATTCTGATTTAATATTTGCTTTAAATCAAGCGGTTGTACGCTATTCAAGCGACCGACCACTATTTAAAATAGAGGACGTTAGTAGCGTTGCAGGTGGGCTAACATTGCCAACACCTGCTGGATGGCTGGCTGGTTTTAGCAAAATCAAACAAATTGAATACCCCGTTGGCTCAAATCCAACTGAAACATTGGCGTCCCATAGCATTTATCAAAGCCCAACAGGTGAAGAGATTCGACTTTGTGTTTCTTTGGCAATTGGAGCCATTGTTCGTTTGACCTATAGCCAAATGCATCAAATCACGGAATCCATTGATACTATTTTCATTAACCATCAAGCAGCATTGATTCATTATGCTGCTGCTGAATGTTGCGAACAGCTTGCAAGTTTTGCGGCTGGCAATTCTGATTCAACTATTAATGCCGATAGTGTTGATCATAATAATGGTTCTGAACGATGGACGAAGCGGGCTAATGATTTGCGTTTACGTTATTTCAATAATTTAGGAATTGATTTAAAACGCAATGCGGCGGTGGGTGTTGTGGTTGATATGGATTTAACCGACAGCAGAGGACGGGATCGATTTTTTCATAAAGGAAGAAACTGATGAATATTAATATTGATAACTCCGAAATCGATCAACTTCTCGCACTTTGGCAGCAGGCCCCTGAAATTGTTAATCAAGCAACTAAAAGTGCGGTTACAGAAGCCCAGCTTTTGTTACTTCGGGAAGTTAAGGAAAATACGCCTGTTGGCTCAACTAGTTTATTAAGACAGTCGTTTGGTGCGCCTGAGCCTATTTTATTAGGTGATCGAGTGATTGGGGTTGTTGGTACGAGTTTGCAACATGCTATTCCCGTTGAATTAGGAACAAAACCTCATTTTCCGCCTGTTGCGCCGATTAAAGATTGGGTTAAATCAAAATTGGGGAAATCTGAACAAGAAGCGGAAGGGATTGCTTTTGCCGTTGCCCGAAAAATTTCAATTAAAGGTACTAAACCTAAATTATTTGTTAAAAAAACCTTTGATCAAAATAAAAATCAAGCCCAAGCGATTTTTTCGCGGGCGTTGGGAAGAATTGCGGGGCAATTAGGCAATGGCTGATCCGATTCGCCAAGCCATTAAATTAGTCATGGAAAGTGTCGCCGATGTTGGCATTGTTCATGGTTATGAGCGTTATAGCAAACGAATGTCAGCTTTGCGCGATTTATATAAATCAAATAATCAAATAAAAGGTTGGTTTATTCGACGTTCTAGAAAAGTCATTCGTCGAGATGGTCCTGATAAAACAACCGCAATCCATTGGCAAATCCACGGGTTTTGGTCGTTAGAAGATGACAGCGGAACTGAAGAACAAATGGCGGATTTAGTTGATTTACTAATCAATGCTTTTGATGAAAAACCAGATTTAGATGGTGTGGTAACCGAAATTAACGATGGTGAACAGTATGGTTTATCTCAAGACGACTCGGGACCCGTGATGTTTGCAGGGGTTTTATGTAATAGCGTTCGATTGTCATTAGTCACAATTGAGCGAGAATTTTGTCAATTTGGAGGTTATGCCTAATGGCAGCTAAGAAAAAAGTGATCGATAAAGGGGAAGTTGTTAAAGCGAAGCCTGCAAAAGCAGGTGTTACCACCTTTAAAAACGGTAAAGAAACTAAACATGTTCCACCCACTAAAGACAAAGGAGTCAAATAATGCCTTTTAATCTAAAAGTCGGTAAAACGGTGGTTTTAGCAGGTACTGAAACAGTTTATGGAACAGCAGTCGTTGGTGTTCCGATGCGGGCATTTGGGGTAACCTTAAATCCTCAAAATGGGGATGATTTGGCTCGTGAAGATGAGCAACCCTTTTATGGCTCCCGTGAAAAAATAAAAACCAATATGCACTCGGGGCTGGATTTATCCATTTATATTGACGGCGCGGGCACAGCAGGCGGCATTCCAATTTATGCGCCGTTGTTGCAGGCTTGTGGTTTTGCCATTACCCAAAATATCGGGGTTGATTGTATTTTTACGCCTATTACGGGCACTGAGGATTCAGTTAGTCTGCGTTGCCATTACGACAAGATGAATCACTTGCTTACAGGCTCACGGGGTGCTTGTGTGTTTAAATTTAATGCAGGCTCATATCCAAGCATTAATTTTAAATACTTGGGGCAGTACAACGCCCCAACAACAAGCTCCCCTCCTGGTATTGATTGGTCTTCTTGGCAAAAACCCAAAGGGGTGGATTGTCAAAATACGCCCGTTGTCACCATTGATGGATTAGCCGTGCCTTTAATCAATTTTGAATTGGATCAAGGCGGAACGGTTTCGGCGGATTGTATTCCTAACGCGAATGGCATCTTTATAGAAGATCGCGAATCCAAGGGAACCATTGAAATTTATGCGCCCGATGATTTAGCAACCAAAGATTTTTTTGCCTTGGCATTGGCTGGAACGGCTGTTCCTGTTGTTGTAGAACAAGGAACGGTTGCGGGCAATATCGCTCGAATTGATGCTGCTAAAGTCCAGCTTATTAATCCTCAATATGGCGAAAGAAAACGCCGAAGAACCCTAAAATTTGAGGCAATTTATTTGCCAACAGTTGGCAATGATGAATTTACTTATACAGTTAAATAGGAAATATTATGTTTGTTTTAAATACAGATCGCACTTTTGAATGTGCTATTAATGTGGTAATACCAACCGATGGTAAACCAAAGCGCGAACAATTTCGGGCTAAATTTAAAATTATTAGTCATGACAAGCTAAAAGAATGTGCTGCTATTAATCCCAGTGGCAGTATTTTGGATCTGGTACTGGTTGATGTAATGGATATTGAAGTCCAAGGGGTCGAAGACAAAACGGATATTATGAATGCTGTTATAAATGATCCTTGTTGCGCTGCGGCGTTACAGAAAGCCTACAATGATGCCATTGTAAAAAACAACCGATAGCCAATTTGGAAGGCGCTGCGCACTATTATTTAAAGCAAGTGCAAGGAGATAAGGAGGTTGTTAATGAAGCATTGTCGGCATGGGATGCACCTGATGATGCCATTGAATCTGAAAAACAAGTGGATTTGGATTTTTGGGTTCATCCTGATAATTGGCAGGCTGTTTTGTTGCTAATGAATGTTCAAAGTTGCTGGCGTAAAGGTAAGAAAGGGGTTTTTTTAGGTTTGCGCTATACGGATGTTAAGGTTGTTATTGATTTTAGGTTTAAAGATGTTGTTGGCATATTTGAGCAGTTGCAATTTTTGGAACGGGAGATTTTGGGGGGGCAATAGTGAAAATTTTAAGGTGTTCCCCAATCCTCCATTGATGAACCCTCTTCTGGTTTAATCAATGAAAATATATTATTTGGATAATCAATTTCAAGTTTAAAATAACTTAAAAAAGTTGTTACTCCAAGGATGGGTTCATCAAAACAATCTGAAAAAATAATCATCATTTCTGCTGTATAAAAATCTGCTACTTGTATCTTTATGGTGTGTTTGTATCCTGTGGTGCGTCCTCCAACCCCATCAACATTACAAGGTTCACCTTTGATGTAATTATGACCAAGTAATGTGGCATATTTTGCAGGTAACATACAACAATCAGCACCTGTATCAATTAATGGTAAAGCATTAAAAAATTTTCCCGTATGGGGATTATGATAAGTAACATTAATATAAGCTTGTTTAACCCCTCGTGCATTGCATACAAGTTTTCTATTTTTGATCGGCATTATCAATGGGTGTTACACGATGATGCGTTACACGATATGCATCTGAATAAGGGACATAAATAATTACAGGGTTAGGATAACCTTTTTCTTTTGCTTTATTCATCGCATCTAGTGGAATTTTGGATGAAGAAATAACTCGACGATTAATTGAAGTTGGGGTAGTAACATACATACCTTGGTATTCAGTTGCATTTTTGACTAATTCCATTTTAATTCCTATTCATTGTGTTAATTTCTATAAATAACTCTAAGTTAAAAATACTTTTTGCGCAAGTTCTATTTCATTATTTGAAAATCATTTTAAAATAGTGAAAATTGTGTTGACAAGAAAATGGTTTTGAATTATCTTAAATGCAGAGGCTTAAGAACCTTAATCGCACGGTGGTCAATCCGTTAATTTGGCTTTTTTTATGCCCGTTATAAATGTATAATCAGTTTATGGCAGGTGGATCGGGAAATATATTGAATACTTGATGCAGTTTTTGCGAACTGTTCTTAACCTCCTGCCGCCCTATTATAGAGTCTCCCCAAATTGGCGAGGCTCTACATTAGGCTTTTTAAGAAACTAATCGCATAGGAGTCATTCAATGACTGAACAAATAAACACCCTTCCCATTAAACTTGGCAACCGTTTTGTTGCAGGTAAAGCCACTCAAGTAGCATCTGCCCGAGATTTACACATCTTTTTAGAAGTTGGACGGGATTTTTCAAATTGGATTAATAATCGTATTGAAGAATATGGTTTTGAATCAAATAAAGATTATTTAAAGGTTACGCCAAATTTGGCGAAGGCTCTAAGTCCCGCTAATCGAACTGAATATCATCTTACAATTGACATGGCAAAAGAACTGGCAATGGTTGAAAAAAACACCAAAGGTCGTCAAGTTCGTCAATATTTTATTGATTGTGAACGTAAATATCGCGAAAAACAATTACAGCGTGAAGCCGAAAAGCCTCAATTGCCTATGATGGGAGCAAACCGTCAATACTTATTAATTATGCAAAATGGAAAAATTCTTCATATGTTGGATGTACCTTTTGATGCTTTTGTTTTGAAAAAAGAGGAAATTCCAGAAGTGCTAGAAGAATATGGAGAAAAAATTCTAAGAGTTAAAGATTTAACTAAATTTGCAAAGTCTTTAAGTAACTTGCAACGTGATTGGAACCGTATTGCAGGCTTTATTAAAGATCCTGATTTAAGGGTTTAAACAATCTCCGTAGAGACAAGGCATGCCTTGTCTCTACAGATAATGCATAATTTAATTCTTACTGGTTGTCCAGTTCTGGACAACCACACACACAATAAATATTAACCCTTGTTAAAAGACACCCCCAAAATCCCTCGTTAAAATGCCTTTATGGCTACGACAAATTACAATTTACAACTGAAAATTTCAGGCGAATCTGGTCAATTGGTCAGCGCCTTTGATAAAGCGGACGATTCTGCTGATTCTTTTAATAAAAAGATTTCAGAGACAACGCGGCTTGTCGAATCTGCAACAGATGCAACCCATGATTTTAGTCTTGAAAATGAAGAATCAAGTAAACAAGTTTATACGCTGAAAGAAAGCGTTGCAAGCATGATCCCAACTGTAACGGCTGTTGTTAGTGCTTTTGCGGGATTTTTATTAGTAGATAAATTTTTGGAGCTTGAGTCTGTACAAAGTCAGATTCAGGATTTGAATGGGGTCATGGATGATTTTAAATTATCAGTCGATAATTTATTTAACACGTCTATTGAAGCAACGATGGATTCATTTACCAGTGGTTTTGAATCGTTTACGGATGTTGTTGTATATGCAACTGAACGTATTAATGATTTTTCTTTTTTAATTAAAAGCGATTTGGGATTGGCTCATCTGCGCGAAGAAACGCAGCTATGGTTTGATTTGTTTTCGAGTGGAAGCCAAGAGGCTCAATCAAATTTAAGTATTTTTTTGGGTTTTTATTCGGATAATTTCTTTTCGGTTATCAAAGAGTCAGGAGATTATTTAGGCTTTTATTTTGCTCAATTACAGTCCACTATCATTGATGGTCTTGCTTTTTTACCCTTAAATTTAAAGGCATTGATTCAAGTAATGGTGGGACAAGTGATTGTTTTTGGGCAATCATTGGTCGCTAATTTGCAATTAGCGTGGATTGATATCAAATCAGGGTTTGCTAATTTAGGTAATTTTATTGATAATATTTGGGGTCAAATTAAAATAGGATTTGCCAGTGCAATGGATGGCATTATTCAAAATCTGGGTTTATCCATTAATAAAATTGCTCAATCACTGATTGGTGTTATTGGATTTGAAAGCGTTGTTGAGGGTCTGCAAGATTCAGCAATTGCTTTAATTCGATATGGTCAATCAGCAAATAAAGCTCGGGCTAATTTATCACTATTAAATGAAACTCATCGGTTACAAATTGCAGATTATGAAAAAGAAAAAACAGCCATAAAATCGTTGCAAGAAGTACAGGACAAGGCAATTAAAGATCGGATTACTACAAATTTAATTCAGTTTGAAACGGCTAAAAAATCCATTGCACAACAACGATTAAATCTAGCGGCACAAATTAAAACCCAAAAACAAACAAAATCAAATACGGATACGGTAGAGTCCTATGTTGAAGAACAAGAAAAATCGAATAAAACAGATAAAACAGCCATTACCGTCAAAAAAGCCTTGGTAAATGTTCAAAAAAACCGCCTAAAGTCATTGCAAAATGAAGTGGGTTCTTTAATTCAATTATTGAATAAAATTAAGATTAGAAATGATCTGTTCGAGCAAGGGATTACTAGCCAAAAAGCTTACACAACCGCTTTAATTGAATCCCAAATTGCCTCTGCAATATTAAGCGGCGCAACCCAAGCAGAAATTGATTTATTAAATCAAAAATTAACTTTATCACAACAGATTTCGGATGAGGTATTACGAGGCGATACCATAAAAGCCCGCCTTGATGCTGAAAAAAAGGCGGCATTGGAAATTAAAAAATACTGGCAGGATGTAGGAAAGAGTATTCAAAATTCTTTAACTGATGCACTGTTTAACAGCTTTGAAAGCGGGCAGTCTTTTGGTGAAAACTTAAAAGATAATTTAATTAATACATTCAAGACAATGGTTTTAAGACCGAGCATAGAGGCGGTTGTTGGTGGGGTCTTTGGTGGTTTTAGTGGAACGGGGCAAAATCCCGCTTCTTCGGGTCTTGATTTTAATCAGTTGTCTAATGCAATTACGTCATCGTCGCAAAATCAACAACTGGGGGTGACTGATTTAATTACCTCAGGCATTTCAGCTTTTAAAGATACGGCATTAGGTTATGCGGGGGATTTATATTCAGGCGTGAGCAATTTTTTTGCGGGGAGCGCGGGGGGTCTTAGTTTATCAACCGTTTCTTCAGCAGTTAGTACTGCATCAGATGCATTGTCACTTGGTAGCAGTGTTAATGCTGCGGGGGAAATAATCAGTGGCTCACAAACTGCCATTGCAGCAAGCGCGGGAAGCATGGAAGCGGCTGTTAATTCCTACACTGCCGCAACTCAAACAGCTACTACATCGGCTCAAGCTACAAGCGGGGCATTCTCAGGTGTTGCAACTGCGGGAATTGGTTTAATTGCGGGTTGGGCGGGCAACAAATATGGTGGAACCAATGGCGGGGCCTTAGCAGCTGGCGGAGCGGCTATTGGCGGGTATGTTGCCGCTGGAACGGCAATTGGCGGTCCGTGGGGCGCTGTAATTGGCGGAGCATTGGGGATTATTGCCAGCTTACTTGGCGACAGTCTTTTTGGCGGCGGGGATGCTGAAAGCAATTTAACATTACATACTTTTACAAAAGATGACCCTTATTTTCAATTAGCTCCCACAAATAATAATAACGAAAAAGGGGCATTTCAAGAAACAGCGTTGGGTGGTTTAGCAGCTCAATTTCAACATGTTGGAAAGGATGGGCAATTATCTGATGAAGATGCTGCCAAGTACACTGAACAAATAAAACAAATTTTTGATGTGGTTGCTCAATTAGATCAACAAATTGCCAACGGTTTACAAGGAGATGATTTACAAGCCGCTAAAAACGCGTCTTTCTTTTTAGAAAAAGGGGGAAATACGGATATTCAAGCAGGCTTAACGGCTCGTTACAGCAATATTGTTGCAACCTTAGATGCTGAATTACAATCTGTTTATAATGAATTCATTTCATTAGGAGACGATGGGCTTTCGGCGGTCTCGGCAATGATTGTTTTTCGGGATTCAATTGGTCAATCTCGAGAAATTTATCAAAATTTATTAGCAGATCTAAATGTTGTGGCAGGATTAAAAAATCCTGATGAAACGCTGTCTGTTGCATTTTCGAGGTTGGGAATTCAACTAGATGCAACTAATATTGTTCTAAATAAATTGGGTTTAGAAACAATCGGCGTTTCAACATCGGCGGTTAAGTTGGCGGATGACTTAATAACCGTTTCAGGTGGATTAAATGAACTAGGTTTAAAAACAAATAATTTCTATGAGCTTTATTATTCGGAAACTGAAAAAACGGCGGATGTTTATGCCAATGCCCTGACCGCAGTTGAGGAGTTTAATAAAAAGTGGGGGGTAAATCTCGACATTAAAGATCGGGATTCAATTCGGGTGGCACTTGAAGGGCAAAGAAATAATGGCTCGGTTGAGGGATTCAATGCAATTTTAGATTTTGCTAGCCCTTTTGATCAATTTACGCAAGATTATGCCCTTGCAATGCAACCAATCGCCCAAGGTGTTGCGGCATGGGCATCATTAACTAATGCCTATTCAGATTATGAAGAGTTGGTTAAAGACGGTTCACTTAATATTGCTGAACAATATTTTAAACAACGCGACAGTTTATTGGAATTAGCGTATCAATATGATGGAACAGAGGCATCAACGCAACGTTTAACCGCTGGATTAGTGCAACAGCGAGATGCCACAATTCAACTTTTGGCTTTAATTGATCAAATCAGTGACTCAATTAGTGAGACCTATAATAGTAGTATTGAAGACATTCGGCAGTCAATTTTGCCTGCGGATCAACTGTATCAATATCTTACGGATAAAGCTGAAGGATTGGAAAAGACCTTGGATTCCTTAATTTCTCCCGAAGAAATTAAACAAACTGCGGATGAAATCAATAAATTAACCATTCAAGCCTATAACGGTCTCAGTCCAGAACAGCAAAAAGAGGTAGCCGATAAATATATTCAATTTTTAACGAATGTTGAAGCTAAGGCGCAGGAAAAACTGACAGGTGCTAAAACTTTTTTAGGCGGTGATAGTGAAAAGAATTTACCCGATGAAATCGCTGAAGCCGTTGCCAATGCAATTAAGCTACAATCTAAAGCAAGCGAACAAGCAGCTAAGGATATGATATCAGTGGCATCTAAGTTTGATACGGCAATCAATTCATTTTCTGGGGCAATTAAAGGCATACCTCAAAATATTAATGTCACGTTTGCTTATCCACCTCCACAAGAATTGTACCCATGAGCCAACGAAATTTACCTATTGCCCTCGAAAACTCATTATCAAATGAGGTAACAGCCCCCGTTTATCTAGTTGAAATGGTATTTTTAACCACTTCATTGTTTTTAAGTTCTCATCATGAAGCCATTTCATGGAATGCCGAAACTTGGCAAAAAAACGGGGTTTCGGTTTCATTTAATACGGGAAAATCAGCCAGTATTAAAGGTTCCTTGGCTATTCCTGATCCCGAACGTGCTATTGCGGCAATTTGTTTAGGAGAAAAAGCGCGGGGCAAAGTATTACGGATTTATGTCTATGATCTCAACGCTCAAGAAGCAGTTTCTTATTTTGAAGGCATCATGGACGCAGTCGCAATTGGTCTAACTGTAAAAATTCAATTTTCAAATGAGGGATTTAATACGCAGTTTATACCCAATGGTCGCATTACTCGAAAAATATTCGCGCCTTTAATGGCCATTGGAACGGAGATTGATTAATGCCTGTATTTTATCCAATAACGACATTTCATGTGGGTTCTAATCGTTCCAAAGTTCAAGGTCGAAAAACCGAAGTGACTGAAGGCGGGTTTGTTTGGTCACGCCGTTATCATAATGCCCCTGTTTATAATTTTAAGCTGATTCATAAATTTTTAACTCAACAAGCTGCTAATGATTTAGATGCATTTTTACGTGCCAATGATAATTTTGATATGGTTTTTCGAGATGGCATTACGTATCGAGTTGTTATTGGAAACGCAGAATGGAGCAAAACACCATTGAATCATGATGGTTCAACGCCTTTAGGCTATTGGACAATGGAAATTCATGTCGTCGGATCGGAGGTGCTGCCACCTGTTTTTGATGTTTATTTTGATTCAACAGAGGTTAATTTTAATGCGGGATCTGTAACATTGGTTGATTTACTCATAACACATTCTAATTACAATGATCCAGCGATTGATGTTGGTTTTAATGCGGGTTCGGTGACTTTAACATGATAAAAAGTAATATAGGAATTGAAGGTTTCTTTACAATAAAAATTCGTTCATTGATTGATAATTCAATTATTCGGGAGCTGTTCTTTAAGAATTTAACATTGGACAATGGATTAGATGAATTTGGTTTAAATAAAAAATTTGAGGATAGTTGTAAGCGATGCTATTTAGGTGTTAATGCAACTCCACCAACTCAAACGGATACGTTGAATACAATGAATGTTGCAGGGAATTATGCAACGTCTGGAGTTGATAATGAGTTTTCTTGGCAAAATAATAATGAATACATGCGATTTCGTAATTTTTACCATTTTACGCCCACTTCAGGTGTTGGTGGTGTAGTTTTAACTGAAATTGGAGTTGGCTTTACAACAGGGGTTTTATTGGCAAGAACATTAATAAAAGATGAAGTTGGTAATCCTGCTTCTATTACATTACTTGCAACAGAATATTTGGATGTTATGTATGATTTACATGTTTATCCTATGTTGAATGATGTAACTGGAACGAGGACTATTGGTGCTGATACTTATGGTTATACTGTTAGAAGTTGCAATATTGGCAAAGGGGCTAATGAGTGGCGGGATAAAATAATCCCGTTAAAATCATATTATAGTAGTGAGGTTAATTTATCATCTAAAAATAATTATCCAACAGGAATCGGTTCAACAACCCTTTTTAATTTACATAATTATGTACAAGGTTCATTTCAGCGCACGGTTGATTTTACATTCAATTTAGCAAATGCAAATTTAGCGGTTGGTGTGTCGCTATTTTCATTTGCGGGATCGGGTGATGGTTATGTTCAGGCAGTTGCACAAATAAAATATATGAAGCAAGGGGCACCCGATCTAACTTTTGGTACAAATTTTCCAAAAACGGCTTCAAATGAATTAAATATTCAGTTAATTGTTAGCTGGGGACGTCATTAATGCTGGGTTTACCTGATTTATTTGATGTAAATATTAATTTTAAAGAGATAACCGCAAATACAAGTGGTAATTCTTTATTGCCCGATTATCCTTATGAAACCGCAACAGTCAGACCCGATCAGGTTGTTTTATCAAATGCACCAACCCGAAATTCTTTAACTGTTGGTCAATCAGCCGATAATGCGCCGTTTCGTATTATTTTAGGGCGTGACAAAGTGTCAGGTCAGTTTGCATGGATGGGGCAAAGTGGGGGAAATTGGGTTGTTGTTAATTTTTGGTGTCTTGGTGAAATTGATGCGATTGAATCATTGTTTTTAAACGGAAAACCTTGTCCTGTCGAAGTCACTCATACGCATTATTTGGGGATATTATCACAAGGTGTTGATCCAACCTTGGCTGGTTTAATTGGAGGTTATGCTGATAATTTGGTTTGGTCTCATAGAGGCGGTCAATTGGCTATGGCGTATTCTGTTTCAATGATTCCAGCTCATTTGATTAAATCAGGAATTCCCCGACTTGAAGCCATCATTCGAGGCATGAAATTTAATGATCCAAGAACGTCTAATAATGGCTTTACTGAAAATGGTGCTTTGATTTTGGCGGGGGTTTTATCGAATAACATTTGGGGTGGCGGCTGGAATATTGATCAAACAAGTGTTTCTGAAGCAGCTGATTTTTGCGATGAGTTGGTTGGTGGAGAAAAACGGCGGCGTATGGGGTTAACGCTAAATCGACCCCAGAAAATTGAACAAGTAGCAGAACAACTACGGATTTATGCAGGGTGTTTTATTGTGCGTGAGGCGTCTGTTGTTAAATTTGTTATTGATAAGGCGGGACCTATCGAGCTAAATATAACACCCGATCTAATTGATAAGCATCAAGTCAGAGTTAAGGGAACAGGTCAAACGCCAACGGTTGTTAAAGTGAAATGGACGGATAGAACAGGAGATGTTTGGCGGGAAGTCGATAGCGATCAAGCCATTCATCCCGATGTTGGTACAACTCTGCCTTATAGAGAAACAACGATCAGAATGCCAGGTTGTTTTACTCATGCACAAGCTTATCGTGAAGCCGTTGAGAGGTTTAATTGGTATTGGTTAGCAGATATTGAAGGAACTTTTGTTGCTCGAGATGAAGCCCTTAAGTGGCTGTCAGGAATGATTTGTTCTTTAACAACATCCGATGGTTTATTAACAAATAAACCAATTCGTTTAATATCCATTGATCCGATTGAACTAGGACGCTATAGGGTTAAATATGAAGAATATCAGGATAATATTTATTCTGATCTGGTTGTGCCTGAGCCGATTTATGCCGATACTCAATTGCCTGATCCATTAAATCCGCCTGCATTAACTAATTTATTAGCGGTTGAAGAGCCGTTTGAAAGCCGCAATGGCGTTTGGGATACTCGATTTAAAATAACCTTTGATGCGGGGGCTTTTCCTTATCAATTCCAATATGAAATTCAGGTTGTTGATGGAAGTGACATTATTTTTTCGGCTTTGACTGATTCTATAACAATATATAGTGGGGCTTTGAAGGATTTGGTTCCCTATATTGTTCGGGTTCGTATATTGACTGCAATTGGTGGTACTGGTGTTTGGGCTAATTTTCCAATTACAGCTCAAGGTAAATTTTTAATACCAGGAGATGTGCCGTCTATTTCTGGTTATGAAATTGGGGGAACTGTTTATTTGCAATGGATTAAAGCCATTGATAAGGATATCTGGGGGTATGAAATTAGATGGGGAGCGGTTGGGGTTTCTTGGAATGATGCGGCAGTTATTGATGAAGTTGATACATTGCGCTTAAGCGCACCTATGCCCGCTGGGCAGTTTGATTTTTTAGTTAAAGCCATTGATAGTGTTGATCAACGTTCAGTTAATGAAGCGAGAACGACAATTAATATCACCTTGGATACCGCTGCCATTTTTGTTGATGAGATGGAATTTGTAACAGCTAGTTCAAACAATACGATTTTTTATAAATTAGGTCGTGTTGACTCTGCCGATTATTTTGTTACCAATGCGGGGGAAAGTTGGGGATCATTATTTACTAATCCAATGAATACTTACAATAATCCTCTTTATACATACCATGTGGGTGTAAATTCGGATTGGATTTCTGATATTTATGATGCGGGGGTTGTAATATCGGGTAGTTGGTCTGCTCAAGTTTCATCTGTTATTGCACTTTCTGGTAGCTATCCTGCTGTTTTAGAATTATCAAGCGACGGTTTTTTATGGAATATATTTAATTCATTGGCTGCTAGAACTTCTGCTCGTTATGCAAGGGTCAGATTAACTGGGACGGGAGCAGATACTTTTCATTTAAAATTGCCCAAGGTTTCTATTCAAGTCGATGCTGTTCCTCACTCTGAGGCGTCCGTTGCAAACCTAACAAGTAATTTGTTAACTCCGATTCGGGTTGAATTAAGGCATGAATATGTCAAATTGAAGTCTGTTCCTGTGGTTTCTCCCATTGGTAATCAGGGTTTTATCGGCATTGCCGATAATGTCAATATTGGGGTGGGTATTTTAAATTTTTTTGATGCCTATGTTTTAGATACAAATAATAATCAAGTTGCAGTTGAATTTGGTTGGCAAGTTGAGGGGATTAGATGATATGAATTATGTTCCTTTTGATCAGGCTAAGCCTGATGCTACGGATAATGGCGTCGTTGTTTTGCAAACAATTAGGGAGAATTTTGCAGCAATGAGGGATGCGTTGTTTATGGGTAATATTGCTGGCTGGTCGGTTTCGGCTTATGGGAATGATTTGTCTGAACCTGATGGGTTTGTCGCAACTAAGGGGGTTGAAATTATTCGATCAATGTTAACTTATATTAACTCTGGTGTATCAAGCGGTAATGTTTCAATTGCAGTTTATGATTATTCTCTCGATTCTGGTACAAATTATTCACCAATTCAAACAAAAACATATAGTTATGATGTGAATGGTGATTTTCAAACTATGGTGGTCTCATGATTGAAATTTTAGCAAGTGTTCCTGCAAAATTAAAAAAGATTATTTCTAATCTCGCGCTGATGCAAGTAGATATAGATAATTTGGGTCGGCCTTTGGGTTCTGGTATTGATATTTTTACAACATCAGGTGTTTGGGTTAAACCGTCTGGTATTGATAGATGCCGCATAACTGCGATTGCTGCTGGCGGAGGCGGTGGTGGAATTGCGTTTGATGATACTGTTCAAAAAGAGTATCAATCTGGGGGAGGGGGAGCGGGCGAAAAATTTGTGGGAATTATTTCATTAACGGCGGATTTAAATATAACAATTGGATTGGGTGGGATAGCTGGAGTTGGAGTTGGTAGCTCTGTTCCACCACCAACAGCAACAAAAGGCGGTATTGGCGGTGATTCTCTCGTTACTGGCGGCGATCATAATATATTATGTTTAGGTGGGTTGGGAGGAGACTCTGTTTTATCATTATTTGGATCCCCTGATGTGGTTGATAGATATGTTGATGGTGGTCCTAGAGCAAAGGGCGGAGTTGGTAATGCAGATGACTTAATTAAATTTGCTGGGGCAGGCGAAAATTTTGGAGATATTGGTGGTGGCGCTGGTGGTTCCAAATTTTCTAGATATGCTGAAGCAATATTGCAAGGTGGATTTGGAGGAGTAGCCGAGTATCTTGGTCCAGATGGTGGTATTTCCGCAGATGGTTCGGATGGTGTTGGATATGGTTGCGGGGCTGGAGGGGCGGCAATAAGTAAAACGGGGGTGGCTACGTCGTCAGCATTATCAGCAAATGGAGGAGTTGGTAAACATGGTATTGTTATTATTGAATATTAAAGGTAACTTATGAAATATATTATTGAAAAAGGTGATGCACTTAAACTTTTGGGGAATTTGGGTGATGAATCTGTTGATTCAATAATCACGGATCCGCCCTATTCAAGTGGCGGTTTACATTCAATGTCTAGAAAGAATTCAACATCTAAAAAATATTTATCTGGAAAGGCATTTTCTGATAAGAAAATGGATTTCTTTGGCGACTGCAAGGATCAACATTCATATTTAAAATGGTTGGGGCTTTGGCTTGATCAATCATTTAGAATCATTAGTAGGGGGGGGGTAATTTGTATTTTTACAGACTGGAGACAGTTGCCAACGGTCTCTGATGCATTACAAATCGCGGACTTTACTTGGTGTGGTGTTTTTGTATGGGATAAAAAGAATGGTAGACCAAATAAGAATAGATTCAGACAAAGCACTGAATTTGTTGTTTGGGGTTCTAAAGGCGACATTGATCCAAATATCCATAAAAAACCAGTTTATTTGAAAGGCTCCGTTGCTGTTTCAATTCCATCAGTTAATAAAAGACATCATCAAACAGAAAAGCCCCAAGAATTAATGAAAGAATTGGTTAAGGTATGTCCTGAAAATGGAACTATTTTAGACCCTTTCATGGGAAGTGGTTCTACAGGAATTGCCGCACTTGATGAGAAGCGAGAATTTATTGGTTTTGAAAAATCTAATTATTATTTTAATGTGGCAAAAAGGAGGCTTAATGATTTTGATTGTAAAAATTGAAAATCATTTTTAAATATTGAAAGTCGATGCTTTTCGATTTATAACAGAATTACGCTTTAATTATAACGCGCGGGATCATCATTCTCTACTTCAGCAATCAATAATTGTTCGGTTAATTCTATTTTATATTCAGATAAATTTTCTATTGCAGAGAGTAATGGCATCCGTATTTTTTCAAAATTATAGTCTGTCATAGAAATATCTATCAAACAGAAATTACTATGAACAGGTGGATTAAGACCTTTGGTATAAATACCAAATAAAATTAAGCCACAATCTGACTGTTTAATTAAAAGTTTTCCTACCAGACAATTTTCTGTATTGGGAATTGAATTTAACAAGGCAGAGATTGTTTTCATCTCAGCCGAATCAGCTTTTCTAAAATCATCTTGATGTTCAATCAAACATTGTGTTAGTTTTTTAAAAAATAGCAATGGATCTTTGACTGATTGCCAAAACATAAAACTAATTAAAAAGAGGGCTAAGAAAAACCCTAAGCCATAAGAAAGTAGAACGTCTCCCGCATCATAAAGCGCAAAAATGGGTTTTAATGCAAAAAGGCATATAATCGTAAGTAATATGCTGATAACAACATCTATTATTTGTTTTAATGTCAATTTAGTTCACTTTCTAATAATGTTTTTTCTATCATTTATTGTTCTTTTGAAATTCTTTCAAGAAATTCTTTTTTACTGCCCAATTCTTTTAAACCACCAAAAGCATCTCCTAAAACATAGACCTTTTGTTCTTTGGTATTCACTCCAACATAGGTTTTAACAGATGGATAATAACGATATTCCCAATCTCCAAAAATAAAATTCAAGATTTTAACCGCTTTAGGAAATAATTTAGGAAATTTGGCTTCTAACCAATCAAATAAAGAAATATTCACTTTATTAACCCCATTAAGCCAAACTTGATTACCGACCACAATATTTTTAAGTCCATCATTGTTTAAATCAGCCACTTCAACTTTATCAGGTGTTTCTTTCGTAAAACTAACTTCTAAACCATCTAAATCACCGTCATTATCAATATCAACAAGCTTAATATCGGTACTATCTAAAGGTGTAGTATATAATCATTAATATATTACTTTATATTATTTTTAAGTACTTTTTAGTACAAACTAAATTAATAAAATTGCTTAAAAGCATGAGCAGAATGTCCCGCCATTGCCAGTAAAATAGCACAAGATAATTGTTTTTTTAACATCATAAAATATCCAAAAAGGGGTTAAATAATTGATTAAGTTATTATAATTTGAATATTTTATCATTAATATGGGAGGATTTCCCTAAAGTAAAGGGATGATCTCCTTTTTTCAACGAGCAAAAGGCATTTTAAGTTACTAGTATGGATAGCTATCATTAAATCACTTGTACTTCAATTTTACGGGTAGCAGGTTTTGAAAACTTTGTTAAAACTAACTGTAAAACGCCGTTTTTTAAATCTGCTTTAATACAATTGGTATCTAATTCTTTACTTAATGTAAATTCCCGCTTATAAGCTGAAATACTGCTTTCTCCTAAAATATTTTGTAAACTTTGATCAAAGGTACCTAAAATACTTAATATATCTCCATTTACTTGAATATCAAGCGCTTCAGGCGGGACGCCTGCTAAATCAATAATTAAGGTAATTTCTTTTTCGGCTTCAAAAATATCAACATTGGGATTAAGATATTGGTTTTTTTTATCCATTATTATTTAACCTTGATTTGTATTTTTTTAATCGGGACAGGAATTAATTTTTTTATGGTGAGTTTTAAAATACCCAATTGATAAACCGCTTCAATCTGTTCCGTATCTAAATCTTCGGGTAATTCAATTATTTTATGAAAATGTCCTGTAAAACGTTCTTGTAAATGAACTTTAGTGGGGTTTTCTTTAAATCCAATTCGTTCGCCTTTAATTTGAATCGTATCTGACACTAATTGAATATCAAGTTTTTCCAGATTTAATCCTGAAACAAAAAGATAAGCCACTAACGCTTGTTCTGTCATTATAATTTTCATTACAGGAAATTCGGATTCGGACGAAGTTTGTTCGCTATTTTCTTGTAAATGAAAAAGCTGTTCTAAAAGGCGATGAGTAACTGAATTGGAAAAATGAATCAT